CCTATGACGGCTTAATTAGCCTTGCTAAGAACCATGTAGCCCGTTTAAAGGTGGCTTATTGGGACTTACCTAACTTTGAAACAAAGAGATTGGATAAACACAATTGAAAACTTGTGCCGTAGTGACCGTAACCAATGGTAAGCGCCCAACAGAGTTAGCAAACTGCCTTAAATCTATTGCAAGACAACAAGGGATAACCCCAACGCATTACATTTTGTGTGACGGGGACTTTAATACCTTTGTCGAACTCAGAAGGCTTTACGCCAATGGTTGCGTAAAGATCTGCTACTGGGATGGCAAGATCGGTGGCAATGGGTATGCGGGGCAACGCTGGCTCGCTGCTGCGCCTCAATTGATTACCGAGGATGTTACTTTCTTTTGTAATGATGATGATTGGTATTCCCCTGACCATGTAAAAAGTATCATGGATAGAATTGATGAGGGCTATGATTGGGCTTATAGCCTTAGATCAGTTCACGATAAGGAGGGCAACTTTTTGTTTGATGACAACTGCGAAGCCCTCGGAGAGCTACACGATACCTGGAATATCCCAGGGCATCGCTTTGTGGACTGGTGTATGTGGGGTATGAAAACAGAATACCTAAAACAACTCGCTATTTTGCTAAATCGCCCCGATCCTACGGTAGATCGCCAGTTCTATCAGGCAGCTACCCGTATTGTTCCCAAGTTTGCCTCCACAAATAAGCACACCTTTCATTTTCGGATGGGTGGGAGCTGTGGAGTACAGCCTGAGTTCTTTATTGAAGGCAACAAGCGCATTTTGGAGAAGTTTGACGGTAAATTGCCTTGGATCATTACATGAGCCAGTTTAACCTCAAGCATTTCTATCATTTTTGTAATCAACTCAAAATTGAAACAAAAGAGCAAGGCTTACGCAAGCTCGATAACCTCATGGGTTCTCAGACCTATGTAATGAACGAAATGGCTAAAGGATTGGCAGATGGATGCCATTTTTTTGTCATTCTGAAAGGAAGGCAACTTGGAATCACCACAATCTCCCTCGCACTTGACCTTTATTGGCACTTCACCCACCCAGGGTTGCAAGGAACGCTCACAACAGACACCGAAGAAAATCGAGATATGTTCAGAAGCACCCTCGCAATGTACATGGATGGTTTACCCAAAGAGTACAAAATCCCGATCCTTACTCACAACAGGAACGCCCTTGCCCTCAAGAATCGCAGTCGATTATTTTATCAAGTCGCTGGGCTTAGAGCGAAAGGATCTTTGGGTCGTGGGAAAGGTATCACCTTCCTTCATGGCACAGAAACAAGCTCGTGGGGTGACGAAGAAGGATTAGCTTCCCTGTTAGCTTCCCTTGCGGAAACCAACCCTGATCGGCTTTACACCTTTGAATCTACAGCTCGTGGTTTTAATATGTTTCACGATATGTACACCACTGCTAAACGGGCTAAAACCCAACGGGCAATCTTTTGTGGATGGTGGCGTAATGAGATGTATAGCCTAGATCCTGAAGGTCAGACCTACAAGGTGTATTGGGATGGCAAGCTCACTGGTGAAGAAAAGGAATGGGTACGGGACATTAAGAAACTCTATGGGGTAGAGATCAATTCTCGCCAGATAGCGTGGTGGCGGTGGAAGTTGTACGAAGGGATCAAAGATGATAGCCTGATGTATCAGGAGTTTCCGCCTACCGAGGACTACGCCTTTGTGATGACGGGAACATCGTTCTTCTCCAATGCGAGGTGTACCGATGCTGTCAAGAAGCTCAAGAAAGTTAGTTGCGATTATTACCGCTACAGCTTTGGCGTTAATTTCCAAGATACCGAGGTGCTTAAATCTACAGAACGCCTTGCCACACTCAAGATTTGGGAAGAACCTGTGGATACTGCTTATTATGTTATCGGTGCTGATCCCGCTTATGGATCTAGTGATTGGGCTGATCGGTTTTGTATTCAGGTGTTGCGGGTATATGCAGATGGGCTTGAGCAGGTGGCTTCATTTGCCACTTCTGAATTAAACACTTACCAGTTTGCTTGGGTGATCTCTCACTTAGCGGGTGCGTATAAGAACTCCACATTAAACTTGGAGATCAATGGTCCAGGGCAAGCTGTCATCAATGAACTGCGAAACCTCAAGCGCCAAGCTGCTGCGATGGGCACTGCTTTAGGAAAAGACCTCATGGATGTGTACGGCAATATGCAAAACTACATCTGGCGCAGAAACGATACCCTTGGTGGCATGAGCAATTCTATTGGTTGGATGACTACGGCAGCTACCAAAGAGCGTATGCTCACTTACATGAAAGACTACTTTGAAAGAGGTATGTTGGACTTGTGGGATATGGACACCCTTGAAGAAATGAAAACCACCATTCGAGATGGCGGATCAATTGAAGCCTCTGGCAGAAACAAAGACGATAGGGTTATTGCTTGCGCCCTAGCTTGCGCAGCCTTTGCCGAACAGGTGCAGCCCAGGCTTATTGCGCAGAAAATTACCAGACAAGTTTCTAGGGTACAGGATGACTTTTCCCCCGAACAACTCACAGTCGGAAGAAATGTCAGTGATTATCTGAAAAAGATTGGGGTTTACGGTACATGAGAGCCACCATGCCTAGAAGCGAACTCAGACGAGTGATGATGCGCTTTTTGCAAGATAAAGATCGGGGAATCTCCATGCCTTTGTTTGCAGACCTTGCGGGGATCTCTTTGTCACATTTGAAGGATGTTTTCTTGAATGAAACCGAACCTTTAACCGAATATGTACAGCGTAGGGTGTCAAAAGCCTATAACGAGTGGCTAAACGGTGAAGTAGCAATCATGCAAAACCGAGATACCTCTAAATTTGTTCAATATCGTAAAGAAGCACGCCCAACACTACATCGTAGTACGGGCTTGCAAGTGGTGAATGGAGAGATTAAGATTAAGGTCGGGATTAGCAATAGATATGATTATTCAGAATTAACGCTTGACGAACAATTGAAGGGGAGATAACAATGGCGGTAGTTAACGATTTTCACTGTGCAGTACACGGGTATTTTGAATCACGGGAGGCTAAATGCCCCATGAAAGGTTGCCATGAAGAAGTTATGGTCGTATTTTTGCAAGCACCTAACCTCGTTAGTGCAAAAACCAGATTTACCGATAAGTCCACTAAACAACTTGCCATCGAATTTGGAATGTCAGACATTAAAAGCACCCGTGAAGGCGAGCACCAAGAAGGCTTCCTCGCCAAGAAAAACAAGTTCACCGAAAAAGAATACGCAGATGCCGAAAAGTTCGCCACCCGTAAAAAAGGTGTTAACAAAGATCGAATTAAACCAACAGCGCCACAAGCGCCACAAGAAGGTCCAAGAGAAGCAAGACCAGGCGATGCAGCGGTCTGGGGTGGCGGTATGCAAGGAATGAATATGCAATCCATCCTAGCGGGAAGATTCTCTCAGCCAGTAGGACCATCACTTGGCAAAGAAGCAGAGCCTACTAATTTTGCTCCAAGCCAAGCGGGTATTAAAACTGGACCAGTTACGCTTCCTGGGGGTACACTAAGAGATCCACAAAACTTACAGATTAAAAAATGAAAATACCTAGCGGAGAAAGTCGTGAGGATTTTTACTTAGACATCATCAACAAGTGTATGGTGTCCAAGGAAGAAAGAAGGGGTGACTACACGACACTCCGAGCGTATTATTTATTTGGAGCTGGTCCTGAAGAAGCACCCGCTTACTTTAATAAGATTCACCCACACCTAGATCAGCTCACTAGCTTTCTGTATTCTGCTGAAACCACACGGTTCTCTATTGCTCTAGGCGCATCTGTTCACACTAACGAACATCGTAAATCACCTGCATTAACCCAAGCCTTGAATGACGAATGGCTTAACTCTAATGCGGATCAGGTGTTTTCAACAGCTTTAACATGGGCGTTGGTGTACAACACCACCTTTGTTAAGCTCGTTTACAAGAACGGAATACATCCGTACATGATTGAGCCATCCGCTATTGGTGTATTGCGGGAGGACACACCCTATACAGACAGGCAAGAGGCGATTGTTCAAACATACTACATTACGAAAAGCGAACTCTACGCCCGTCTGTATTCCCATCCAAAGCGTGAAAGCATTGTTTCAAGGATTTCTACAGGTACAAAAGTATCGGAATCGGACATTCCAGAAGCTGTAAACCGTATTGTGATGAGCCAAACCAACCCTACCATCTACGGTAATGTGAATATGGACTTGTACGGCATGAACCGTTACAAGGCTAGAGTAGCTGAAGATACCGTTGAGATGACTGAGCTGTGGGTATGGAACGATGACACTGAGGATTATCAAGTAGTCACAATGGCAGCTCCAAACATTATTGTGTATGACAGACCTGGCGCATCCGTGTTCCTTAAAGGGGAATGTCCATTTGTACAGATCTGCCCTAACCCTTTATATGACTATTTCTGGGGTGCATCTGAAGTACAACAGTTATTGTTGCTTCAAGAGCTACGCAATACTCGCATGACAGAGATTTTGGACTTGTTATCTAAACAAGTGAACCCACCAACAGCGTTGACGGGCTTTACAGGCATTTTGGATGAAAAGAACTTTGCATTAAACCGTGCTGGTGGTCTTTTATCTTCAGATATGCCTAATGCAAAGGCAGATCGCCTTGCGCCAAATATGCCACCTGATTTATTTGAGGTGATCCATGAAATTGACAATATGTTTGCTGAAGTATCAGGAATATCTAATGTTCTTTCTGGTAAAGGCGAATCAGGCGTAAGAAGTCAGGGTCATGCAAGTCAATTAGCCAGATTAGGTTCTTCAAGAGCTAAAAAACGGGCTTTGATTGTTGAAGATAGCTTGGAAAAGGTTGCAACACTGTATCTTAAGCTCATGCAAGTGTATGACAACACGCATTTTAGGGATACAGAAGAAGTACCATTTATTGCCGAGCAATTTACTAAGGATTTTGTAGTAAAAGTAGATGCTCACTCTAACAGCCCAATATTTACTGAAGATCTTAAAACACTTGCGTTTAATTTGTTTAAAGCGGGTGCAATTGATAAAGAATCTTTACTTGACTTATTAGAGCCACCGATGAAACAATTGTTGAAAGATAAGTTGAAGCGGAAGGAAAAAGAAGGCGGTGGGGAACAGAAGCAACCACCTCCTAGTCCTAAAGGTAAAAAAGAACCAGAGGTGGGCTAATGGCAACAGGCAATGTACAACCGAAAGCAGATCAACCAAGGGTGACTACTGAATCTCTTAAAAGAGGTGAAAAAAGCCCAAGTTTGCAGTATCGTGTACAAGGTGTAAAGAGTTTGGATAGATCTGCTAAAACAAGGGATCTAGGTCGTTCAGTTAGGGGATAGCTTAACTTGGAGATTAAAATGCGCAAGTCACATAAAAAAGCACGCAAGTCACGCAGATAAGGTTTCTTCCTTCACGAGGAAAGGGTTGTGGCTGCCTTACCCTATAAATAGGTGACCGTATGCTATCAGGAGAAATTCACATGGCACGCAAATCTCGCAAAGGTCGTAAAGCACGCAAGTAATCGGATGAGGGCTAAAACCCTCTGAAGTTACTTCGGGTTGACCGAATAAGTCCTAGAGGGGGAGGGAAACTAAATAATTCCCCCCACTTGACATTCAATAGATTAAGATTACGATACAGAGAAACTTAATAGGAAAATGCTATGGGCGTACCCTCAGATCAGTTAATGCAGATGATTAAATCCCAACGGGATGGCGCAACACCTGCTGGTATTCCACCCGCCCCAGAAGGCGTAACGGGGATGTCTGATACTTCTGCGCCTCCAATGGCTTCACCAATGAGTACCCCAGAACCAAAGATGGGTAATCGTGAAGCAGCTATGATTAACTTAGCAATGGCAATGGATTTGTTAGAACAAGCCTTACCAGCTCTTGGTAGCGAAACAGAAGAAGGTCAAAAGATTTTAGGCGCTATTCGCACAATGACAGGTGTAATTGGTCCTAAAAAATCAAAAACAAATGAATTGCAACCTGCTGAAATTATGCAGATGCTACAAACATTACCTCAAGCTGGTGGAGCAACGGCTGAAGGAAAAGCAATGCAACAAGCTCCGCAAATCCCAGGTATGTCTGCCCCAACACCACCTCCAGCAATGCCAGGTGGTATGCCAGGCGGTATGCCTTCCGCAACTCCACAAATGTAAGGAATTACTATGGAACTCTTTAAACCTCGTGGTTCATCAATGCCACGCAGACCTACTGACAATAATCAGAAAAATGGTCAAGTTATCAATACTCCACGCTATTCAGAGTTTGGTGGCTTATCATCTGCACCAAAAGCTGGCTACAAAAACATGATGTCTATGTCTAAGCCAGGCGATACCAAAAAAGTCATCTAACGAATAAGGGGATAGAAGATGAGTTTAGAAGATCTTTCACTAGAACAGCGTGATGAATTAGCTATGTTGGCTCGCCAATTAGCTGATAATCCTGCTACAAGAAAACAATTTTTACGCATGACAAAACAGGTTAAGCCTGAAATGTCCATTCCTGAACTCGACATTGAGGACTTTACAAATACTAAAGTATCCGCAGCCGAAACACGGGTAATGAATTTGGAAGCAAAAATGCGTGAGCGTGATGCCGTAGAAGAACTCAATAAGCGTAGAGCAAGATTAAATCGCCCTACCAAAGAAATTGAAGAAATCGAAAAACTCATGCTTGATAAAGGCATGACCAATCACGAAACAGCAGCAGAGTATTTTGATTGGATGCGCCAAGCAGCAGAACCAACACCTAACTCAGCAATGGGTTATACGCCAAGCGCCTTAAACAAGTTTGACCTTTCTAAGTATTGGAAAAATCCACAAATGGGCGCAAGGGAAGAAGCAGCACAAGCACTAAAGGACTTGCGTAAAAACACAAGACCAATAGGTATTTAAACAGCAGTAAATGGGGATATTTACTTTTAACGGAGAATTATTATGCCAATAGGTGGCGGAATAGTCCCAGCATCAGGATCAAGCCAATACAATGAGCTTACTTATGTAACTCGTAGAGCGTTTATCCCCAAGCTGGTAGTACAGCTTTATAACAGCACACCATTGATGGCTGCGTTGATTGCAAATAGTCAACAGGCTTCAGGCGGTGTATCCCAAGTAACCGTACCAGTACAAGGTGCGCAGTTTGTTAACGCTCAGTGGTCTGATTATTCTGGTTCTTTTAACCAGCCTTCAGTACAACAGGGTGCTTTCAATGCTGAATTTAATCTGAAGCTAATGATTGCTCCAGTACCGTTTCTCGGTATGGAAGGTGCAGTACAGCAAGATTACGCCATTATTCCATTGATCGAAGCACGCATGAACGATGCGACCAATGTAATGATGGATGCAATGGCTACTGCCTTGTACAACAACTACACCAACACTCAACAGTTCATTGGCTTGCCAGGCGCTATTGATGATGGTACAAACATGACTACCTACGGTAACATCAACCGTACTACCTACACATGGTGGAAGTCTAAGGTTTACAACGCAGGTTCAGTAAATCCAACCCGTCAGAATATTCTTCAGTATATTTCTGGTACTGTTAAAAACGGTGCAGAAGTTCCTACTTTTGGTGTTTGCGGATTTGGTACATGGACACTCTTAGCCCAAGATTATGTTGGTCAAGAGCAATATGTAATTACGCCAGGACATGGTTTTGATGGTGATAGCAACGGTCCTCAAGCAGCTTTCCGTGCTTTGATGGTAGCTGGTGTTCCAATCTATCCAGACCCATACTGCCCAGAAGGTACTGTATATTTCATTAACTCAAACTACTTGAGCTTGTACATTCACGATCAAGGTTCGTTTGTATTTACTGGATTTGAGTCCACTCTACCTAACTGGCAGATTGGTTATGTTGGCGCTGTCTTGATGATTGCTGAATTAGTAAGCACCAAGCCTAAGTCAATGACCAGAGTATCTGGCTATAACTCTATTTCAATCTAAGGAGAATTAGTCATGGCACTCGGTTTAAATAAAATCCTCATTGCAGGTACTTATGCAAATACGCCAAGTTCGTATTTTCAAAACGCTTCAAACATCGCTGCAACCACCCTTGGAAATGTCGTACCTGCTGGAACTTATCTAGTAGTTGGCGCAACCAATGTGGTTATTCAGACTGTTACCAGTTACAACTCTACTTCTAATGTGGCTACATGGTCAAATGTGTATCCGATTAACTCAGGTGGCATGGTAATTTCTGACGGTGTGAACGTGCAGTTATTGGCAACTACTAACGCTACAGTGCAATTAGTGACTGTAAATGGTGGTTCTCCTGTATCTGGCACTTTTAACAGTTAAGGGGCGATAAATGGCTAATCCTGATTCAGTATCACAGTTTTACCTTGATTCATTCGGGAATGGTCGTATTGCTGTTAAGCAAGCTACAGCATTTAACACGACAGGGAACGCTACCGTTACTGGTATTACCCTGCCGTTGTTAGGTGGTGGCTTAACTAATGCTAATGCAACCGTTGGATCTGGTGGCGTTATTGTTCGTAGAATTACTGTAAATAATCCAATTGGGAATATCTCAAATGTGGTTATTTCTGTAACTACTAGCTCTGACGGCAACATTTCTAACGCTGTAGTAGCAAATACAACGCTAACCAATTTGACAGGCGCTGGTATTTACCAAGACCTTACAATTGCTAGTCCGTATAACAGCAGTTCTGCTATTACTGGTTTTACAACCCAAGCTCTATATGTCAATGTGAACACTGGTAGCGGTAATGTCGCTAACACTGCAACCATTGCTGTATTTGGCGATGTCGTGAGTTTCTAAATGTCAAATATCTTCGTAACCAATCGTTCTGACAAAAAGCTAAAAGATGGCTTTGCGGGAGTGTTCTATAGTTTTCCTAAAGATGAAACTGTAGAGATTCCACAAGAAGTAGCTCGTCACATTTTTGGTTATGGAGATGACAACAAAGAGCCTTATTTGGCAAGGTTAGGGTGGATCATCTCTCAAAATGACTTGGAAAAAGGCATGGAGCTTTTATCCCAGTGGGAGATTTCTACCCAACCCCCAAGCAAGAACCAATCGTTATCCCCGTTGGTGGAAAGAGTACCCCTCCCAACCTCTAGGAAGGGCGGGGGAAAAGTCCTTCAAGCGGTAGCATGAGTTATGGTCAATAAATGGCAACGCTTAATTCGTACATTACGGAAGTCCGTAGGTTACTGCATGATGCTAACGGGAATTTCTATAGCGATTCGCAGTTAACCGATTACATTAACTCTGCCAGAGAAAGAGCTGTCAGAGATACTGGATGCTTGCGTGAAATTGTTATTACGCAAACTCCATGTCAAGTCGCACCCACAGCAACCATTGGTGGTGTAACGCCATCAAATCCTACCGCATGGGTAGCTAATACAGCCGTTACTTTAAACAGTTTTGTATTTTCAAATATTTTTATTTATCAATACACTACTGCGGGAACTTCAGGATCTACTGCTCCCGCTTACCCTGCTAGTGGCACAAACAATTACAGCAATTACCCTCCAACAGCTCCCTTTGCAGACGGGTCAGCCCAATTGACTTATGTGGGTAATTGCGAGAACATTAGCTATGCAGCTTTGACACAGTTAATGGGGTCATCCCCATTGTCACCAAGCTCTGGAAACACAGTCTTAGACATTATCAACATCAATCTGTACTGGGGTAATACTCGTGTACCGATGGATTACTTAGCTTGGAGTGACTTCAATGCACGATTAAGATTTTGGCAAAACTATATTGGCAGACCATTGGCTTTTAGTATCTATGGTCAAGGACAGATCTATTTAGGACCAGTACCAGATCAAATTTATCAAATTGAGATTGATTGCGTAGTCTTGCCTAATCCATTGTCATTAAACACGCCAGCAGTAACGGATGTCATTAACGATCCGTATAGCACTATGGTTAAGTTCTACGCTGCTTATTTAGCTAAATACTATGAACAAAGTTACGGTGAAGCTGAGATTTACAAGCAGGAATACAGCAAGCAAGGCGCAAGTGTCATTAACAGCACCTTTACTCGTAGGATTCCTAGCGTTTACAGTAGTCCTTACTAATCATGGCAGCAGCCGAACAGAAAAAGTCATATCAGGTTGTTAAGGCTTTTAAAGGTCTTAACACTAAAGCAAACCGCACTGCAATTGATGAAAATGAATTTTCTTGGATTGAAAATGCTCAACCAATTGGATCTGGCAACATTAAAATTACTCCTAATAGCGTTGCGGTTGAAGATAATTTTAATGTAGCTGTTTCATTTTCTAATGAGGTTGTTTATCTTACTTCATGTAATTTGGGCGTTTCAGATTATGTAGTGGGATTTTTAGCAGATGGATCAGCCCAATATTTTAATATTTCTAATAACACCACAGGAAATGTAGCGCCAGCGGGGACTTTTTCTACTGTTGGTGTTTCTGAACTTTATCCTATTAACACCACTCAGTGGTACAACGATAGGATGCTTATTCTTGACCCAGACAAGGGATATTTTACTTGGGATGGTAATGCGGTTATTAGCGTTGGATCAGTAGGGGTTATTGGTGTTACCAATAACGGCACTGGATATACTACTGCTCCTACTGTAGTTATTTCAGGATATGACCAAACTGGCGGTGTTCAAGCTAATGCGGTAGCTAGTTTAACTAGCGGTAGCAATACGGTTAATTATGTTTCTTTGGTAAATGGTGGTTCAGGATACACCAACGGAGCTAATTTATCCGTTACTTTTAGTGGTGGCGGTGGATCAGGCGCTTCTGCAATAGCGGGGATTACTAGCTTTGCTACTGGCACAGTTTATGTCAATGTAATTTCTGGTGGTTCTGGCTATACCGATCCTGCCAATACAATTGTGACTATTTTGGGTGGAGGTGGCACAGGAGCAACAGGCACACCAATTGTATCTGGCAATGCCGTTACTCAGGTCATTATGACCAACAATGGTACGGGATACACTAATTCTGCCAACATTACGGCAACGGTATCAGGTGGTGGTGGATCGGGCGCTGTTTTAACTGCGCTTATTAACACTCAAAAAAATGTCGCAATAGAGAGCTTTTCAGGTCGTGTTTGGATTGCCCAAGGGCGAACTATCTACTACAGCGCTGCGGGATCGTATAGTGACTTTACAAGCGTTTCTGCGGGATCTGTAACATTAACGGACAGCACACTTCATGGCAACATACAGCAACTTCTTTCTGCTAATAACTTTTTGTATATTTTTGGTGATGATTCCATCAATGTATTTTCGGATGTCAGGGTTACTACTAGCGGTACTACTTTATTTACTAATACCAATGTAAGCGCATCAGTAGGGACTAAGTTAGCGTATGCTATTTTTCCTTATTTTAGATCAGTATTATTTATGAATAACTACGGGGTATATGCCCTTGTAGGATCTACCACTAGCAAAATATCTGATTCGCTTGACGGAATGTTTCCGAATATTGACTTTGCCACCGAAGAAACTACTGCTGGACAGGTGCTTTTAAACAACATTTTGTGCGCTGCGTTTAATTTTAGGTACTACGATGCTGAATTTACCAAGTCATATCGGTACATTCAAGCGGTGTTTTTTGAGAAAAAATGGTTTATTACTAGCCAAGGTGACGATATGTTATATGTCGTTTCCGTGCCTGTAAGTGGGATTATCAATATGTACGGTGTGCGAAATGATCGTTTATATCGTTTGTATCAGGATTCGCAATCGGCAATTACCAGTCGTATTCAGACTGCATTAAATCCAATGGGCGATCCAATTCGGACCAAGCAAGCCCTCAAATTTGCTATTGAGGCTACGGTCACTTCGGGCGTAGAAATAAATGTCACAGTAGATTCTGAATCGGGCGCTAGTCCTGTTTACACGCTTGGAAATTACATTACTTGGTATAACACATCTAACACTACCATCCCTTGGATTAACAACAGTTCTACTGTAATATCTTGGGTAGGTGGTACAGGGTATGAACTGTACAAGTCAGATGCGCAACAATGGGGTAAATATTTAGGGTTGACACAAACTTCAAACTCAGCAGGTTTTGTGGTCAATACATTTGAATTTGAACATGAATTGAGAGTGAGGTTCTAAATGGCTGGAGTTCCGTTTGTCTTTGGTAATGCTACAACGAGCATACCTTTAAGTAACCTAGATGCTGACTTTAATACGCCAGTAACCATTGGGAATACTACCGTTGGTTTAGGAAACACTGTTACCACGCTTGGTAATGTCACATTAAACAATGTCACAATCAATAGCGGTTTACTTTCAACTGCAACAATTCCGACTGCTAATGGCACAGTAATGATTAGCGGTAATATGCCAGCGTTTAAAGCATATTTAAATGTCAATCAATCTTTAACTACAACAACCTTTACAAAAGTCACATTAAATACTAAAGTTTTTGATACTAATAACAATTTTGATTCAACAACCAATTATCGTTTTACACCTACTGTGGCTGGGTATTACAAAATTTCTGGAAATATTAGTATTGCAGCTTCTACTGGAGCAACAAGAGTTTTAGTTCTTATATACAAAAATGGTAGTGCAGTAGCACAATGTGATGGCTACCCATTAGCTGGTGGTGGTGGTGCAAGTACAAGTGTTGATATTCAAATGAATGGTTCAACAGATTATCTTGAATTGTATGCTTATGTAACCGCAACAATCCCTATTTTGTACGGATTAAACGAATCACTTTGCTTTATGAGTGGTTCTATGACAAGGACTAGCTAAAATGACATTACCTGAAAAAATCATGGCTCTATATCCTAGCCTTACACAACAGGATTTCTCAACTGTAATCACACTACAAAACGATTCAGACGGCAAAGGCGATTACATTGCTAAATGGGAACACCCCACATTGGCTAGACCAACGCAAGAACAACTAGATGCGGTGCAATAATGGGAATTAACGCCTTCTGCAAAACTGGCAACACCATTACTTTTACGGCTGGTGTTGTTGCTCCCACGCCTGTTCAAGTGTCATCCACTACTTTAGGTGGCAATCAGTATCGGATTATCAATGCTGGATCAACGCTAGTATTTTTGGGTTATGGCAACGATGCTGCAACTGCTAATACTGCTTCAGCCAATGTAACCAGTACGGGATTAGCTTTCCCATTGTTAGCGGGTACAGATGAGATTCTGACCTTTGCTCCCAATGCTTACTTTACTGGCACAAGTACGGCTAATGCCGTTGTGTACATTACCCCTGGAGATGGTTTGTAGATCATGTTAAAGACCGTAAACATAGGTGGTAGTACTACTAACGGTACAGTAACCCAGATTAACGCTGGTACTGGAATCAATGTAAGCCCAAGCCCAATTACGGGTAATGGCACAGTATCGCTTGCTAATACTGCGGTAACGGCTGGAACTTATGGCAATGCCACTATCAACGGGGTATTTACGGTTGATGCTCAAGGTAGATTGACTAATGCTGCCAATGTGGTGATTAGCGGTACTTCTCCTGGCGGTGTTGCGGGTGGCGATCTTACTGGTACATATCCTAGCCCTACTTTAAATACTAGCGGTGTAGCTGCGGGTGTTTACGGCAATGCAACCACTGTTGCACAAGTTACCGTTGATGCCAAAGGCAGAGTAACAACGGCAGCAAATGTGGCAATTGCTATTGCTAACACAGCTATTACGGGTGGCAACATTACCCTTGGTAACACTACCGTTGGTTTAGGCAACACAGCTACAAGCCTTGGAAACCTTACTTTAGCTAATGTGACCATTCCTAGCGGTACGATGAATGTCACTATTGTTAATCACACTTCAAACATAGCTGCAAACGCTACATTTAGCTCTGCAACCATGATGCTAATTCCCGCTAACTATTTAATCATTAACTTAAATGGTGTTAATGTCAAAATCCCTTACTACTCGGTCTAACTAATGGACAGTCAATTCTTGTTTAATATTGTTACTACCCTAGCGGGAACGCTAGTAGGATGGGTTCTCAAGGTCTTATGGGATGCTGTGCGAGATCTTCGTGATGATGTCAAAGAGATTGAAAAAGGCTATGTAATGAAGGATGATTACCGTATTGATATTGCGGAGATCAAGGGAATGTTAGCTAGAATCTTTGATAAGCTCGATACCAAGGCTGACAAGTGAATTTAAGGTCTAAAAACAATCCAACTTATGTATCTTGGCGATGCTTAGTAGGTCGTTGCACAAACCCGTCTTTTGATAATTACAAACGATATGGCGGTGTTGGGATTACTTTAAATCCAGAATGGTTAGACTTTGAAAAGTTTGTTTTGGACATGGGAAACAGACCCGAAGGCAAAACACTTGATCGTATTGATACAACAAAGAACTATTCAAAAGAAAATTGTCGTTGGGCTACCCCAAGTGAGCAACAATCTAATAGAAAATGCGCTATGTTGCTTACTTATGATGGAATTACTAAAAATTCTAGGGAATGGGCTAGGGATTTAAATTTAGCTCCTGGAGCTGTGTGGATGCGTATTAAAAATGGTTGGTCTGTTAAAAGAGCTGTAACAACTCGGAAGGCAGGGTAAAGCTATCAATATGGAGATCCTCTCCATTGTTAAATTTGGTGATCCTGAATCACTAGGAGAATTTTTGTTTGAAAATGGCACTCAACACCTATTATTTTGGGAAAACTTAGCGGATCAAGGGCTTTTATACCCTAAATTCCCTATTACAGATGCCAATATTGAGAACCTAGATGACTGGTTATTGGCTCATCAAGTAGAACATCAAGCCCTTGCAAGCTATTTAGGTTTGGAAAATCCTTTTAATATGCTAGATGTAGATTTTAATAAAGAGGATCAATTTTACGATTGGATTGGTACACATTTAACAATACATCAGCAAATTGCTGATTCTTTAGGATTAACATAATGATTCCCACCCCCCAAAAAAATCAGGTTTCTGCACCGCAACAAACACAACCAATAAATTCGGATGTAATGAATTTGATTTCTGGTAAAAAACCAGAATCAAGCTCACCTGTGTTGCAAAAGTGCAAAGATGATTTAAAAAAAATTATGCAGCAACATGGAATTTCTGCCGATGTGTTAATTCGTGCGGGGAAAATGGCTGAAAGAGCATTGCAAGACAAAAAAGAATACCCCATGATGATTGAAATGGCGGTCAAAGAAGGCTTGATTCAACCTGAAAATATTAAAAAAGGTTTTGATTACCGATTAGTTGCTAGTGGTATTTCTGCGGGAAGATTAGCAGAACAAATCAAACAAGAAGGCGGTGTATGAAGATTTCACGCTTATCTAATGACCAATTCAATTTATTTTATGAACTTGTTTGTTCTATGATTGCCGAATCGGAATTTGATAAAGCCCTTCCCGACAAAAATCAAATCTATTTAATGACTTTGATGCCTAATTTAATAGTGTTTTTAGCGGAAAAAGACAATAAACTAATTGGTTTTATTGCGGGAATAACACAAAAATATTTTTTTAGTGACCGTATGAAATCTACTGACATGGGATTTTTTGTATTGCCAGAGTACAGGGGGTCATCTGCTGCCATTAGATTAGTTCAAGCATTTGAAAAATGGTCTAAAGATCAAGGTGTAGAAGATATTTGCTTTGGACAAACTACTGCAATAGACATTGAAAAAACCCAACGATTTTATACGCATTTAGGCTATAAGACAGTAGGATTTAATACAGTTAAACATTTACATTAAGGAGCTGTTATGTGCGGAGGCGGAGGCGGATCAGTTGATGTTTTACAAGTAGTCGAAATAGTTGCCATTGTTGCGGTAGCCATAGTCGCTCCTGAAATAGCTCCTTTAATTGGTACTGAAATGGGATTAACTGGAGCTGCTGCTACTGCTGCGGGATACGCCACTATTGGCGCAAGTGAATCGGCAATAATTACTGCTGCTAACGGTGGTAATGGAGATCAAATCGCTAACGCTGCTTTAATTGGTGGCGCTACTGGAGCTATTGGCGGTGCTTCTGCTCCTTTAGCTGGTCAATTATCTGAATCTGTAGGTCCTGAAGCAGCTAGTATTATTGCTAACGCTGCTACGGGCGCAACAAAATCAGTCGTTTCTGGCGGAGATCCTTTAGCTGGAGCTGCGGGTGGTGCTGTAGGCACTGGTATTGTTGAAGCTGCTAACGCAGGAGATGTTGGTACTTCATTGTCAAAAGCTGTTGGTGGGGCTGCTGGTGGTGCAACGGTAGCTTCATTAACTGGAAAAGATCCTACCGCTTCTGCTGCTTTATCTTTTCTGACCAATTTGGCTTCTGGTGTTTATGATTCAACAAAAACACCAACAACTACTACTGCGGGAATTGATCCTAGCGTACCTCAATATGCTCAAAATGTAACCGTTCAAGGTATTCAAAGTGATGGTAGCTATTCAAATTTAATGGGATCTCCAGTTCCTAATACCCCACCTGATGAAGCAACATTAAAAGATTGGTTAAATTCAGGGCTAATTAGTTCATCAGACTACGATAAAGGTATTCAATTAGCGCAATCAGTAGCAGGTCAAGGAGATTACATTACTCTTAGCCCACAAATTATAGATCCAAGCATATTAAACACAATTTCTAAGCAATCTAAAAGCTCTGGAGGCGGAGCTACTCCTGGGAATATAAATACTTCCGCAACTCAATCTGGATTTGGCGTAACTCCTGGATCTGGAAAAGGTGTTGCCACCCCTGGATCTGGCAGTGGCGGTGGTGGATCGGGTAGTGGGGGAGGCGGTGGTGGATCGGGTGATGGAGAAGGGGGAGATTCAGGATATACTCCCGCACCAGGTATTAGCACCATTGGTAATATTTTAGGATCGCAATCAGTTGTTGGCGGTAATGGAGGGGCTTCAAGTTCATTATCATCAGCATTATTGGGTGGTTCTCCAGCAGATAATCCAGCCAACGCTACGGGAGAACCTACTCTATTAAGTGATGGCAAGCGAAAAGATGTTTGGAATTTAGAATCATTACGGGGAGCATTGGGAGTATAAAATGGCAAAAATTGAACAAGCACTTAAAACAGATTTACCCGCATTAGCACAAATGCTACGGGCTAAAGGGCGTGGTAAAGATACTATGCTTGCTCACATTACGCCTAAAGAAGCTGCCCTTCTTAAAAGACGGGGTGGATCAGGTAGTGTTAACCCTGATACTGGACTTCCTGAGTATGAAGATTCAGGCTCTTATGATTTCAGCCCTCCAGAACCCGCTTCTCCAACTTATGATGTTGTTAATCAACAAGGTCAATTTACACCTACACAAGCCGATACTGGCGTGCCTGTACAAGTAGGATCATCCTACACACCAGGCGGTGATGCTTATGCTCCCGTTGGTCCATCTGACACATATAAATCGGCTGATGTATTGAACCAATATGGTCAAACTACTCCGTATGTTGCAGGTCCAACTTCAATGCAACAAGCTGGTCCAGCTTTTCCTACCGTTACATCTGCGCCATCACCTGTAGCTCCTGGAGTTATTAGCCCAGATCAACAAGCTCCTTCTGCTGCTCCACCTACTAAACCAAGTGAACCATCATGGACAGACAAATTAACCAAAGCAATTACCGATCCAAATACATTGGCTAAACTTGGCTTGACTGCTGGATTAGGTTTGTATGGAGCTAATCAGGCTCGTAAAGCGGGAACTCAAACACAAGCTGCCACTGCCGAACAAAAGGCTATTGGACAGCCATATAGCCAACAAGGTCAGCAATTGGTCACTCAGGCTCAACAAGGTCAATTAAGCCCCGCAAGTCAACAAGCCTTAGATGCTGCAAAAGCGCAAGTTAATCAAGGTATTGCTAATCGTGGTGGTGTAGGTTCACAACAAGCCTCCAACCAAATTGGTAATTTGTATCAATCATTGCTTGATAACCAATACAAATACGGCTTGCAGATCATGCAGATTGGTGACAACATTACCTTGGGCGCTATTAAATCTGGATTGCAATTGGATCAACAATTACAAACTACTACCAACAATTTCTATGCTCAATTGGCTAGTATTGCTGCTGGTGGATCTGGTCAAATGCCTTTTGCACCTTCATTACAAACTCAGAGGACTTCATAATGGCTGAGATTGAACAAGAACAAAGCCCACAATTAAAAGAAGCCATTGGAGCTGACTTTAAGCAGTTTCCGTTTTTAAAAACAGAGCAAGCTGCCAAAGAAAAGGCTTCTGAAGCCAAGGTTAAACTTGAATCGTCAAAAACTGCTTTAGAGGCAGGAGAAAAGCGCAAGGCTTTAGAAGGCGTGTCTGCTCAAGATAAAGCTGATTACGAAACATATAAAAGAGCAGAGGTAGAACCACCCGAATTTAAGCCAACTCAAGATAATGCTATGGATCTTGGCGCTTTATTTAGCGTGATTGCTACTATGGGTGTGGCATTGGGTGGCACTGGCAAGCTATCTGCTATGAACTCTTTAAATGCTATGGGCGGTATGCTCAAAGGATGGCAATCAGGTCGCAAAGACTTGTTTACTAAAGAACAAGCTATTTTTGACAAAGAAACAAATCGTATTAAGACAATTAACGACAAGTTATTAAAAGATTTAGGGCAATTACAAAAGTTACGGGTAACAGATAAAGAAGCAGCTCTATTGTTGGCTGCTGAGATTTCAGCTACTAACCCAGGGATTATTGCGCAACAAATTGAATCAGGTAGGCTTGATGTTGCTGCTGATACTGCGCATCAAGTATCCAATTCCATTATGGAAATGAAAAAATTAGCTGCTAAACACAGCGTTTCTGGTAAAGCGTTAACAAAAGACATATTGCCAGCAATTCAAGGTATTCGTGGCATCAATGATTTAGAAACTCAATTAAATGATCCTGAAGTTCAGGCGGGATTAAAAGCAAAAGTAGCACCAATATTAGAAAAAATTGCATCTTTAGGTAAAAAAGATTTTGAAGCTGCGGTAAATGAAAATTTAACTGGCACAGACAAAACTACATTATTCCTTAAAAGTGCTTTGCTCGAATCGTATGCAATTGAAAGAGCAGCTTTGGGAGGTGGTCGTTTAACTGTACAAATGATGAAACAAGCTGGTCCAGTTCTTGATCCTACAAACTATAGACCTGAAACTTATAAAGCATTGTTAGAAGGAAGAAGAAGGCAGTTGTATAACAATTTGCAAGATTTAGGAATGAGTCAAAAAGACATTGAAGAAAAGTCTGCGGAACACGCTTATACACCTTATGGTGGACAAGTGCCTCCAATTGTTGAAAAATCAAAAGAAGATGTGACTGATCTAAGATCTAAAGCAAAAGCAAGGATTGCTGCTGGCGCTTCTGAAGAAGCTGTAAGAAAAATGTTTAAAGATTTAACAGGAGAGGAGCTGTAATGGCTGATCCATTTGCAGACATTCCAATTAAAGGCGAATCAAAAGATCCGTTTGCAGATATTCCTGTTAAACCTAGCTTTGGGGAAAAAGCAGAGGGCTTTGTTTATGGTTTAGCTACTGGTATCCCTGGTATGTTAGGTGATATTGAAACCATGTTGCCTGGTGGACCTGAAGTAGGAGCAAAAGGTCAGGGCGCATTAAAAGGTCACGAAACAATAGCTCCAACTACTGAAAACATTAGGGAAATGTTAACTAAAGTAGGCTTGCCACCACCTCCTAATCCTGCTGTAAAAGGCTATATCACTGCTGGTGAAATTGCTCCTGCTGTTGTTGGAGGCGGTAAAGCGGTTTATGAAAGCGGTAAAGCATTATATGGCTTGGGAAAAACCCTTGCTGAAAGACTTTCTTTAGGCAAAACTTCAAGAGAATTAGCTTAATCATTGCAAT